GTGACCCGAATCCATTCTGTTATGGTTTCGGGTGATTACACCGCGGCTACCGACAATCTCCACCCCGAACTCTGCGCTGGGGCTCTGGACGAGTACTGTCGCCTCGCGGGTGTATCCCTTGGAGATAGGCTGGTACTCCAGTCCTGCCTCACCGGCCACAGCCTCGATGGGGAGAGACAGACTTGGGGGCAACTCATGGGGTCTCCAATCTCCTTCCCTATCCTCTGCCTGGTCAATATCGCGGTGACGCGGTTTGTCCAGGAGAGGGAATATGGGAGGAGGTTGGACCTCGTGGATTGTCCCCTAAAGGTTAATGGGGATGATATCCTCTTCTGTCTCCCTCCAGCGGGCTATTACCGGTGGGGCTTGGAGGTCTCAAAGGCCGGGTTAGTGCCCTCTGTCGGAAAGAATTATGTTTCCCGGCAGTGGGCGGTGTTAAACTCGGACCTTTTTGAGTTACCGAAGGACTGGGATAGGGATAGCCTTGACCTCCCGGTGCGCCGCCCTTGTGTGAAGCTCAACCTCTTGTGGGGAGAGCAACATCATACGACGGAGCGGCGTTCCGGGGTTTCCCTCTTCCACGGCGAGGTGCTAGCCCACGGGAAGACCTACCGAGGTAGGCTGTTGGAGCTGATAAAGGGGTGGAACCCTGAAGTGGCCGACGAGTTGGTTTCTCGTGCGGTCCGATATCAGAGATCCCTCCTTGATCGGCTCCCTCCCGTGAGTTGGTGGATCGCCGAGGATAAGGGTGGTCTTGGCCTCCCGATGCCGATCTTCAAGCCCTCTGCACTACGTCCACATCACCTCCGCTTGGCGGCTTGGATGGATTGTCTGGATCCAGAAGCGCGCCGGGAACGTGTCCGGATGTCCTGGCTGAGACAGCCGGGCCAGTTCTTCACTGAGCTGGCCCTGGCCGCCTCGGCCAGGCTCCGGGACGAACTCGGCGTACCCTGGATCCAGTGCCCCCGCGACGAGAGGCCCGGTGACGATGGGTTGGATACCCGGATGTTACGGGGCTATCTCGAAGTGGGCCAAGACCGCGAGCTCTGTGATGACCGTCTTTTCCTCCAAGAGTGGTTTCACTCTTATTGGCGGTGGATTGCCTTGAGTCGGAAGACTTTCGGTGCTCTACATGCCATGGGGGGAGAGAAGGCCATAGAGCCCGCGGCCTGGGTCTGGAGCCGCCCAGCGGTGGTGTGGGAGTGATCCGGTCGGGTAGCTTACGGC